GATAACTTTATAGCCTGTGGATAACCTGTGGATAACTTTAGAGACACTACAATGTAAGTGAGTACTTACTTCAACGCTACGCTGATAGGGGGGGAGGGTGTTGCTCTGGAGTTTACTATTGTGGGAGCCTCTGAAGTTCACAAAAAAGTAAAACTAAAAAGGAAAATAGACCAGCAGAGTAACCAGACATAACCCTATGATTTGTAAGGCTAAAGTAGAACTTCAAAGTACAAACCAGACACCCTGAGAATGGGGAACTAAAGAGAAGCGTCAAAGTGAACATAAGTGTGACTAGAATCACATGATTGTATAAATATATGTGTACATGACAATAAAAGCTTGACAAATAGACATAAGTATGATACAATATTCTTCATAGGATATAATTGAGTTTACTAAGAAGCCTGACCCCACTTCTAAGTTAAGACTAAGTAGGCTGATCCGTACACCCTAGTAGGGGAACGTAGAAGTTAAAACACACTTAGATTAATTTAAGTAAATAACTTACTAAGATAATTAATATTAATTACTTATAATGTTATGTCTATATAACTTAAACATAATGTCTTAGTACTATATAGTACTATACTTGATATGTCTCCCTGATATAGGACAAAGACGAACGAAATGACTAAACCAACAGGTAATAAAGTAGGTCGAACATCCACTAAGGCTTTAAAGTCTATAGGTGAGAACCGTAGTGTAGGTAGACCAAAAGGTGATGCTGCCATCATCAATGAATATAAGCTTAGAATGCTTAACTCACCTAAGAGTGCTAAGGTTCTAGAAGCTATTTATGATGCAGCATTGAATGATGAACATAAGAATCAAGCAGCAGCGTGGAAGTTAATTGTTGATAGGATTGTCCCAGTAAGTGTCTTTGAGGCACAGAAGTCAGGTAACAGTGCACCAACAGTGTCTATCAACATTACAGGCTTAACGTCACCAACAATGGTGTCTACAACTGACGAAGAGATCATAGATGTCTGAGTTAAACTTCCAACTGCTAAAGTGGCAGCAAAGTGTCTTTAAAGATACTACTCGCTTTAAAGTAGTAGCAGCTGGTAGACGTTGTGGTAAGTCAAGGTTGTCAGCTATATCGTTATTGATTGAAGGTTTAAACTGTCCTGAAGGCTCAGCTGTGATGTACATAGCACCTACCCTAGGACAAGCTAGAACGATTATGTGGGACTTACTGCATGAGCTGGGTAGACCAGTCATCAAAGCAAGTCACATCAATAATCTAGAGATAACACTGATTAATGGTAGGAAGATTCTAGTACGTGGAGCAGATAACCCAGATAGTCTCCGAGGTGTCTCACTGACCTTTGTAGTACTTGATGAGTGTGCCTTCGTTAAAGAAGATACATGGCAGAAGATCATCAGGGCTTCACTGTCAGACAAGAAGGGTAGAGCTTTATTCATCTCAACACCATCAGGTCGTAACTGGTTCTATGACATCTTTAAGCTAGGTCAATTTGATGAAGATGATGAACAGTCCCGCAAGGACGTAGAGTGGAAGTCATGGCACTTTACAACTGAGGACAATGAGACTATTGATCCTAAGGAAGTTGAGGCTGCAAAGCGTACACTGAGTTCCTTTGCATTCAAGCAAGAGTACTTGTCTAGCTTTGATACTGCAGGTGCAGATGTCTTTAAAGAGGAATGGTTCAAGACTGCTGAAGAACCTCAGTTTGGTACATACATTGTAGCCATTGACTTAGCTGGCTTTGAAGAGGTTGGTAAGAATGCAGGTGCATCTAAGAAGAGACTGGATGAGACAGCCATTGCAGTGGTTAAGCTAGAGGACAATGGTGATTGGTGGGTTCATAAGATCCAGCATGGTAGGTGGGACATTAGAGAGACTGCAGTTAACATCTTAAAGGTGATTAGAGACTTTCAACCTACAAGCATTGGTATTGAGCGAGGAGCATTGAAGAATGCAGTACTGCCATACCTTAATGACTTGATGAGAAAGAATAACATCTATGCTCACATTCAAGACTTAACTCATGGTAACAAGAAGAAAACTGATAGGGTTGTCTGGAGCTTACAAGGTCGTATGGAACATGGAAGGGTATCCTTCAATGAGAAAGAGGACTGGAGTGAGTTTAAAGATCAATTAGTGATGTTTCCCACAGCTGGTGTACATGATGACTTGGTAGATGCTTTAAGTTACATTGACCAGTTAGCTATCACAAGCTACAACACAGATTACGAAGATGATGACTACGAAGTCTTAGACGTTATATCAGGATACTAAAAGGAAAACAATTATTATGGCTTTAACTAATAACGATCAGTTCGATGACGAGAAAAGTACACAGTTCGAGGAACCTACAGAGTCTGAGAAGGAACTAACTTCGTGGGTTACTCAGCACATTGTTCGCTGGCGTGACCACCGAGATGCTAACTACATGGACTTGTGGTTAGAGTATGAGAGGGTCTTTCGAGGTATCTGGGCTGCTGAGGATAAGACTCGTGAGTCAGAGCGTTCACGCATCATCTCCCCAGCTACACAGCAAGCCATTGAGACTCGTCACGCTGAGATCATGGAAGCTATCTTTGGTCAGGGTGAGTTCTTTGACATCTCAGATGACGTTCTAGATGTAGATGGTAATCCTTTAGATGTTGAACAAATCAAGGTTCAACTGCATGAGGACTTTAAGAGAGACAAGATTAAGAAAGCTATTGACCAGATTGAGTTGATGGCTGAAATATATGGTACAGGTATTGGTGAGATTATTGTTAAGACTGAGAAGCAATACATTCCAGCTACTCAAGCTATTCCCGGTATTGCCAATGCAGCAGCTATTGGTGTTCAAGAGAAGGATAGAGTTGCTGTTAAGATCAAACCAGTTAACCCTAAGAACTTCCTTATTGATCCTAATGCTGATTCCATTGACGATGCTCTGGGCGTTGCTATCGAGAAGTACGTATCCATTCACAAGATTGTTGAAGGTATTGAGAGAGGCATTTACAAGAAGGTAGACATCACCACAGCCTCTGAAGATGAAGACTTAGAAGTAACTCAAGACTTGAAGACCTATCAAGATGATAAGGTTAAGCTAATCACTTACTACGGTTTGGTTCCTAAAGAGTACCTAGACGGTGAAGAGTCAGATGAGTATGAAGAGTTGTTCCCTGAAGGCTCTAAAGCTGATGACTACTCTAACATGGTAGAAGCTATCATTGTTATTGCTAACGACAGCATCTTGCTCAAGGCTGAAGCTAATCCTTACATGATGAAGGATAGACCCGTTGTAGCCTACCAAGACGATACAGTGCCCGGACGCTTCTGGGGTCGAGGTACAGCTGAGAAAGCCTACAATATGCAGAAGGCTATTGATGGTCAGCTTCGTGCTCACATGGACTCCTTAGCCCTCACCACAGCTCCTATGATTGCAATGGATGCTACAAGGCTTCCACGTGGTGCTAAGTTTGAGATTAAGCCCGGTAAGGCTATCTTGACCAATGGTGCACCTTCTGAGATCCTGTATCCCTTCAAGTTCGGTCAGACTGACAACAATGCTGCAGCAGCAGCGCAGAACTTTGAGCGTATGCTCCTACAAGCTACAGGCACAGTTGACAGCGCAGGTATGCCATCTAACGTACCTCGTGACGCAGGTGCTGGTGGTATGTCAATGGCTATGGCTGGCATCATCAAGAAGTACAAGCGTACCTTGAGTAACTTCCAAGAAGACTTCATGATCCCGTTCATTAACAAGGCTGCCTTCCGTTATATGCAGTTTGACAGTGAGCGTTATCCATCAGTTGACATGACCTTCATTCCAACAGCTACCTTGGGTATCTTGGCACGAGAGTTTGAACAACAACAGATGATTGGTTTGTTGCAGACCTTAGGCCCTAACACTCCAGTACTGCCATTGATCCTTAAAGGTATCTTGCAGAACAGCTCATTGTCTAACCGTGGTGAGTTGATGAAGGCTCTGGATCAGATGTCTCAACCTAATCCACAGGCTGCTGAGGCTGCACAGATGCAACAACAGGCTGCAATGGAGCTGGCACAGGCTCAGGTGGCTGACTTGACCTCTAAAGCTCAGAAACAGTCAGCTGAGGCTCAAAAGACCATGATTGAAGCTCAGATGATCCCTGAAGAGCAGCGTGTAAAGCTAGTTCAAGCTGCATCTACTAACCTAGACAGTGGTGATGACTTCGAGAAACGTCTGAAACTGGCTGACATGATGCTAAAAGAGAAGACTATTAACCTGAAAGCTGCTGATATTGCCTCAAATGAGCGTATTGCCAGCCTACAGATGATGACTAGAGCACGTAAATAACAAAATAGTTAACAAAAGGCTTGACAAAGTGTTGTTTTTATGCTACAATAACACTATTGTATAAGTATTTAATGGAGGGATAAGCCAAATGGCCCCTGATTTACAAAAGTATTACGAAGAAACCTTTAATACCATGAGTACTAAGGGTTGGGACTTCTTAATTGAAGACTTTGAAGAGATTAAGGCTAGTTTAAACGATATTTCTACTGTCAACGATACACAAACACTTCATTATCGTAAAGGACAGTTAGATATTATTGAATTAGTTTTAGGGCGTAAGGCTGTGTGTGAGAAGGTATATGAGGACTTGCAGGGATGAAAAGACTGTACGACTTCCAGTGCCCTAACGATCACATAACTGAATCGCTGGTAGATAGCGATCATACCACTGCTAAATGTAAGGTATGTAGTAAGGACGCTATCAGGCTCA